CTCGCACACACCCCTCCAAACATCCCCGCGATTTGGAGAGGTGACTAAAAATTTACCTTGGCCATATCGGCAGGCGATTGAGTCTGCTCCACCTTCTGTGCTGTGTCGCCTGTATCCATGTACGCGAGCATTGGGTTGCTCTTTTGTCCTTTGTTGTTGACCAAGACAATAGGATTAGATGATCCCTCATTTATAAATCTTAGCCTTGAAACGTCGACCGTTGTTTTATCTGCAGCCATGTCCACTCCAAGCTGCAAATTCTGCGGTGAGGCGTCACCACTTATCACAACCCAATTCCACGTCTGAGTGTCAACGATCGGCCAAGGATCGAGCTTCCCGTTATAATCTGGGCTCGTGTCAACACGTCCAATTGCTGCATTTGCGGCTGCGGTCACAGTAAGGTTGAAGTTGGTCCCAGTGTTTGTGTAGTTCATAAGTTGGTCACCTATTCTATCCGTGAAATTAGTTGTTACCGATGGGGCTTGTCCATCTGCTGCAAAATGGCGCTCTAACCACTGAAATGCCCGCCTGTTTGCTCTTCTTTCCCAGTTTGTCTCAGCAAACCATTCGTTTTGGCCTATGAAAATCTGGATCATTTGGTCTGGTGCCACCAGGGTACTAACTGCTGTAGCAACAGCGCCACGCGGGAATTCGTTTTCAGTCGTCGATATAACGACACCCTTCTCCTCAATCGATGGAGGTTGACAATACTCCAAGGCTCTCATTTCCATCCAAGCATCCATCATGATGTCAGGGAACACGGCAAATTTAAGGTATGTTGTGTCATAGCCACTGCCGTTGTCATATGCATTCGCGAACCTATCTGGGGCACTCCTATATGCAAGAAGGTTTTGTCCGTAAACATCCTTTGGTAAACCTGTTCCCAGCCACATGCTTGCAATTGATTCGGTCAAACTACCCAATTTGCCAATGTTTAACCCCATACTGGAAGATAAGTTGCCGTACCACAACTTAAACATGTAGTCACGCAGTAGTTTATTGTTGCTATCTACCAGAGCGTCTTCCCAACCGAGAATTGATATTCCCAGTATATCATGATGTATCTGTGTAGCCATTGTGTACCGTTGGGCCAACATCTGAGCATAGAGTAGTTCTTCTTTTCTCCAGCCAATAGGGCAGTATGGCACACTGGTTGCTGGTTGAAATATGTTGCAAGACTGCAATGTCCACATGAGCGGTGTACCACTGCCAAGAACATAGTCAATTTGTGCTGGAGGGCTAGGTATTGGATTAGCCAGGTGAAAAATCTCGGCTCCACTTATGTCGCAGTCGTTCTCAGAATTCACCGCAGGTTCTGAAGCGGCAACAGGGATTGCAGTCCCATACTGATGCCAGGCAAGAGGTGCTCCACGGAAAATTAGTGCCTGCATTTGATCCTTTGCTTCCTGCAATTCATCATAAATATTTAGGAGTTTACCTACAGATCCCAGGAATGCGGCTACCTGAGTTGGTGCCAATGCAGGGTTAATGAATTCGTCTGCCCATTCAAGCAGTTGGTACTGCTGCACTGCGGCCGCAACACTTATCACGGCGGGTGCGCCATTAACAGTAGGTATCTGCAAACATGCAGCAGCTGCCTCCAATTGTGTCGCAGGTGGATTAACTGACATTGGTTTAACTGGCAAAAGTACGTAGATTATAGCCTGTTGCAGTCCACTAATTGATATTTGTGTTGCATACGGAGACGTCCGCACTTGAAATCCCCCCTGGACAGCGCAGTCCCATGTCCATAACGCATGAGGAGACGGCATGAACCACAGTACCATGAGTCGCAACCACGTGTCGAACTGCTGTGGTGACAATCTTGCTATTTCGAGCGGACATTTAATTGCGTTGATGACTTGATCCGATGGTATGTCGTCAGCATTCA